CAAGGCGAAGATAGAGGCCGAGGCGAAGAGCGAGCAGATGGAAGGCATTGAGACCGTGCAGGACGCCATGAAAGCCTTTGACCAGACGAAGGACATGAAGCAGCGCAACCGCCTGAAGCAATTCATCGAGAAGCAGACGGGCGCCCAGGACTATCATGCCATCAGCCAGGCCGAGATGGTGGAGAAAGCCCGTGAGGTGCTGCAGGGAGAGGACGTCAAGGCAACGGGTGATGAGAGCTATCTGCAGCGTGCCCGCTCGGAGGACGTGATGGAGGACTACCGCCTGAAAAAGACGCTGGCGGGCCTGAAGAGATACCATGATACGTATCGTGAGGCCCAGCAGAATGATCCGGAGGCCGCCCGCCGACTGTATGAGCAGCAGCGCATGTATATCGACGGTTATCAGCTGACATCCCGTTACCGCTCGGCGATCAATCGCCTGAAGAAGACGCTGGGCAAAAACGGCTCGGATGATGAGGCCATCATGAAGGAGATCCGCCGCCTGCGCAGTGAATGGCGCGGGCAGATGGATGAGCTGGAGAAGAAAAAGTAACGCTTCTTTCTATATATCTTTTTGTGTTGTGTGTTTTTATGGGAACGCCCCGACAAGAATAGAATCCTTGCCGGGGCGTCTTCGTTATGAATGGAGTATATGAAAAAGTGCCTTTACGACCAGTCTGCGGAGCGGCGGGTGAAGTTGGAAATACGGGCGTTGAGCACATCGGACAGTTTCTCCACGTCAGCATCCACTTTCTGTCCATACAGTTGCGCACGTTCGGGGAACTGATTGAAGAGCACGGCGCGCATGACGTAATCCACGATGAGGCGGTGAGCGTAACTCTTCAGCGTTTCCGTCACGCCTACGTTGAAACTTTCCGGCAACGACAGGCGCAACTCGTAATAACCGAAATCACCCCACATATACTTGATGGTGACCGTAGTGGACGGACTACCCACCACGGTAAGCTGGGTAGCTGACGAGGGTGTGTAATCCACCTCTTTCATTCCGTTGACCGTAGCTACCGTACTCGTCCCATCCTTGATGGTGACCTCAGCGGAAGAAGTGATGCGCAGGATATACGGTGTATTGGCCGTCATATTGAAGGTATCCTGCGTACCGGAGGTACTTGGCTTGACGGAGTTTATCGAGGTGGACATCTCGTTAATCTTCTCCAAGCGGTTATCATCCGTGTCACGTCCAAGCACCAGATACTTCTGACAATGACGTTTTACCTCGCCAAAACCTTCGGTCATGGCACGGGCCACCACAGGCTTGATTTCGTCATCATCCGGTGTCATGATGCGGGCCCCGCTCTCCTGCGTCTCCTTGGACTGCTGCAGGATAGCTCCAATCATATTGCTTTCCACAGTGATGTCGTCAGCAATCTGCTTTTTTAAAAGCTTGATTTGAATTTCTCTCGATCTCATATCCTATTTAAATTAAAAAATGACATTATCTTTCGTATCCCAGCGGAAAGGGCCGGTCCTCTATGGGCAGCGTGCCATCCGGATTGGAGACAAAGTAATGACGGCGAACACGTGTAGGCAGCTGCTCTTTCTGACGGGTATCATAAACGGCTGCGCCCGAGCGGTCTATTACCTTTGAAGAGGAACCTTCACGCTCCCGGTATCTTTCCGCGTCCAGCTTTTGGGAAATCTCATCCTCCGAAGTTCGAGTGCCGTAGGTTTCCACAGTGTCACTTTCCGGTATTTCATTCTCCGAGGTGCGAGTGCCGTAGGTTTCCGCTGCGCTGCGCTCAGGAATCTCGCTTTCCGAAGTACGGGCATCGTAAGTTTCCGCAGCGCTGCTCTCGGGTATTTCATCCTCCGAAGTGCGGGCGCCGTAGGTTTCCGCTGCGCTCTCTACAAAAATCGAGCTTTCAGCGGTGCGGCTTTGGAATGTGCCGGTTCCATCCTGCTCCTCCATCTCCTGTTCCGAGGTGCGACCCTCAAAATCGGAGACAGTTTCCTCTGCAATGACGGAAGCGGTTTGCTCCGCCCTCAGGCAGTAATGGTTCATATCCACCACTTCACTTACTGACGCCTCGTTTTGCTTGCCGGAATAGGAAGATACGCCCGTTTCGTCAGGCAAGGCTTTTTCCGAGGCTCTCTTGGAGGCGTCCTCCACTTTCAAGCTGGAAGGGATCTGCTCGGCATCCGCTTGTCGAGCATCAAACGGAGAGGTGGCATCCGCCTGTCGAGTATCCGCTTCCTCGGTGCGGGCCGTGTAATCCTCGTCAGTCAGACGAAACGCCTCACGCTGATCCAGCGCGTCCGCCACCTTGGCCAGATAACCCGCCGCACTCACCTTATGGCCTTCCGCCAAGGAAGCCGCAGGCGTATTGCCCAGCCAGGCTGCTATCACGTACTCTGCCAGAAAGAGACGCAGGGATGTGGCGATGAGACCCGAGACGGTATCATCCGCCCTGAGTGGCTTTTTCAGGTCGAGCGTGACACTGGATCCAGAAACAGTCAGGTCGAGGTCCGCGCTGGAGTTTAGCTTACGACGCAACTCACCTTCAGCCTCGCTGACGCCCGCCGAGAGATAGATTTCCAACACCTCCTGATTGTCTTCCGTGGCCGCCACCTGCGCATAGTTATCCATACCCTTGCCCAGAATGGCGGTAAGGGCATAAACCTGCTTATAGACCTTGCTATTTGTGACTGTTATCCGCATGATATACCCATTTGATGTTTCTTTGCATATTTCTTATACTCTTCAAAGGTGTTATCATACTCCTTTTTCCGGTTTTTCTTATCCTCGCTATAAGGCCTGAAATAAGCTATATCCTCCAGAGTACGTCCCCAATTACCATGGAATCCGATGCCCCGGTCATCCACATAGATATCGGCGAGGGGTTTGCCTGGGTTGGCATCATCGGGTTGGTCGGGGTTCTGGTTGATGGCGTCATAAGGGATGCCATTGTCGGCAAGATACTTCTTCAGTTTGGCCGTGGCTTTACGTGTGGTGAAGATGATCAGCGTGTAACCGTTCTTCTTCAGCACCTCCATCGCCTCTTTGGCTCCCTCTACGGGCTGGCCGAACACGTCCGTCTCAAACTCCGGGGTCACTTGGGCGATGCACCCATCAAAATCAATGCAAATTGTTTTCTTCATAAAACATCGTTTTTGGCAAATATACACATATTACCCTACAGGGAGGCAATAAAATGAAAAGGTGTTTTCATTATATTGCATATCACCTCCCGAAGAGCTTACTTTTGCTCAAAAGTAAGATTCAATATGGCAGAGAATGAAAGAATAAGTGACTCATTGCTTTACGAAAGAAGAGGGTTTGACGGCGTAAGGCGGAACGAGCGTTGGCTGCAGGTGGCCTATAACGCCCACTGCCGACTTGAGCCCTTCAGAAAGATGAGAGCCAAATGCAAGGCCTTTGCCTACGGACAGCAATACGAGAAGACCACCATCACCTACAACGGGCGCACGATGACCAAGGAACAATATCTGAAGGAACGGGGCATCCCCGCCTTGCAGACAAACATCCTGGGCAAGATAAAGCGTGTGGTACAAGGACAGTTCCGCTCGGAGAGCGCCACACCTGTGTGCAGCGCCACGGACCCCGAGGAAAAGGAGTATGCCGAGGTGTGGTCCGCCCTGCTGCAGCAGAACATGAAACTGAACGGCCGCAGCGAGAAGGACGCCCGTACTTTTGAAGAGTTTCTGATCAGCGGACTTTCCGTATACAAGATATCCTGGGCCAGAAGAAGGGGCAAGCGGGATGCCTGGGTGGACTATTGTAACCCCAATTTTATCTTTTTCCCCCACAGCCTGAACATTGAGCTGGATGATATCCGCTTCTGTGGTATGCTGCATGACTTCGACTTCTCGGATATCCTGGCCATGTTTTCCAAGAGCCCCGCCCAGAGCAAGCGGCTGGCGGAGATTTACGAACACTGCCTGGACAAGGAGTACATCTCCTCTCAATACAGCGTGGACACACGGAACAGCGAGATTGAGCATACCCAGTTCTACTGGCCCGCCGAGTACGGCAAGTGCAGGGTTATCGAGTTGTGGACCAAGGAGCGGCGTGAGGCATGGCTTTGCGATGACCCCATGGAGAGTGAACCCTACTTTGTGCCCATCAATCAGAAAAGTGCCATCGAGGCACTGAACGCACGCCGCCTGGAGATGAATATCAAGCGCAACCCGGACGGGACACCCATGACGGACGAGACAGGGCAGGTGTTGACCTTCGTACCGGAAGAGGAATACCGAAAGCAAGCGCTGATCACCTACGAGTGGAGAGTGGAGACCTATTGGTATTACCGCTATCTCTCGCCGGACGGGTACGTGCTGGAAGAGGGCAAGTCTCCCTACTGGAATGGTGCTGAGAGCTTTCACCCGTTCGTATTCAAGCCTTACCCCTTCATTGACGGGGAGTTTCATCCGTTCATCTCGGAGATCATCCCCAGCCAGGAGTATTTCAATTACTACATGGTGGCCCTGGACTTCTATATCCGCAACGCGGCCAAGGGCGTGTTGATGATAGACAAGGAGAGCTTGACAGACGATATGAGATTGGAGGACATCGCCGAAGAATATGTGAAGTCCAACGGTGTGATACTCTACACCTCGAAGAGACGCGGAGAAAAGCCTTCTGTGGCCACGGCATCCTCCATCCCTGGAGGATTTGACTACATCATTCAACTGAGCCGATCGATGGTGGACGATGTAAGCGGCGTACAGCCGGCACTGCAGGGAAAGGGACAAGGCAGCGAGAGCGGCGTGCTGTATCAGGCCAAGGCCACACAGGCCAGCTACTCCATCCTGGATCTGATCAAGTCATACGACTCATTCCTGGAGAAGGTGGCCTACAAGGTGGTGAAGGTGATGCAATGCTTCTATACGGGAAGAAAGATGGTGAACATCAGCGGAGAGGCCGTGCCTTACGACCTGGACACCATCACCGATGTGGACTTGGACATCAGCATCTCGGAGGGTTCCGACAGTCCGGTATACCGTGCGCTGAGCAACCAGCTGCTGCTGGATGAGGTTCACCGTGGCGCCCTGCCGCTGCGTCAGGCATTGGAGGCGGGCGACTTTGCCAACTCCTCGAAGATTATCGCCGTACTGGACCGTTATGAAAGACAATTACAGGAGCAACAACAGCAGATGGGGCAAGCCCTGCCTGCCAATCAAGCGATGTAGCCTATGAAACTAAATGAAGACAATTTGTCAAACAACCTGGTGCAGGGCGGCACCTCCATGGTGCTGACTGCCTATTTACAAAGTGTGTATATGGAAATGCTTCCTTGGTTAGTGGCAGCCGTCCCCCTGCTGATTGGGGACTTGTACTTCGGGGTGAAGCTGGTACTGTTCCGGCATGAGAAGCTCCGTCTTCTGAAAGCCGTATCCATGACCCTTGACAAGGCGTTTTCTTACGTATGCTGGGTACTCATCAGCACCACCCTGAGTGTGGCCTTTCACATGGACGCCATCAAGTACATGATACTGGCCTTCATCTACTTCCGTGAGGTGATCAGCTGCTTCAGGAACTACTTCAACGCCAAAGGATATGACGTGGACGAGCGGGGACTGTTCAAACTCTTATGGAGGAAGGTGATAAAAGACGGTGCGGAGGTGGCGGATGAGGCCAGCCAAGTGATTAAAAAGAAGGAGGAAAAGAACGATGACAAACATTGACACAATCATCATCCATTGCTCGGCCACTCCCGAAGGGCGTGACATCAAGGCAAAGGATATTGACGCCATGCACCGACAGAAGGGATGGGCGATGATAGGCTACCATTATGTGGTGGACCTGGACGGCACGGTGGAGGTGGGGCGCCCGGAGTATATGACGGGGGCACACTGCGCCAACAAGGACGCCAAGGGCGTCTCGTATAACCAACATTCGCTGGGCGTGTGTTACATAGGCGGCACGGATGACAAGGGCAAGGCCAAGGACACCCGCACGCCTGAGCAGAAGAGGGCCCTCAGGATACTGGTGGGCAAACTCTGCAAGAAGTATAACATCCAAAACGTGCTGGGGCACCGTGACACCTCGCCGGACAAAAACGGTGATGGAGAGGTGGAGCCTCGGGAGTGGACGAAGATGTGCCCCTCATTTGACGTGCGCAGTGAGTTTTCCGGTTTATTAAATCCCGTCTTATTGTGATGAAAAGAGCATATATCGTATGGCTGGTACTTCTGTTGACGGGGTGCGGCAGCAAGAAAGAGATGGTGTACGTGCCTGTGAAGGAAACGGAACAGGTGACCATCGAGCGACATGACACCACGGTGGTGGAGCGGCTGGTGCCTTATTACAGCGAGCAGAAAAAAGCCCGGCGTGACTCGTCACACCTAAGCAACCCTTACGCCTACAGTGACGCCTGGTGGGACGGTGATACCCTTCGTCACACGCTGGGTATCTGGCCCTGGGCGAGCCTGACGGTGACACTGCCCACCTATAAGGAGGTGTTTACCCGTGTGCAGGAAAAGCCTGTGACAGTGACGGAGACCGTGGAGAAGAAGCTGACGCTGTGGCAGCGAGCGCGATTATGGGCTTGCGTGCCTTCAGTCCTTATCAACCTGGTACTGCTTTTTTGCCTTTATAGAAGGAAGATTCGTCTGATTTCATAGCGGCCGCTGAAAAGGAGCCGCCCTCTCCCCCTGCCTTACCTTTTGTAGAAGTTCCGAAAGGAGGGGAGAGTGAACTACGCTGATTGATTGCTTGTGGGCGGCATCCGCCGTCTACAACAATCGACCGGCGTATTTTGTTTATATCAAACGAAGAAAATATGAAAAAAGACGAAGTTTTTCTCTATGCCCTGCAAGCCACCTGCGAGGTGACTGGATTGGAGGCCCACGTCATCCTGGACGGAAGGGATGAGGACG